AACTCTGGGTTTTTCTGCAGGCGCTCCCGCAGCGGTTGGACATTGAAGTTATCAGCGATTAGACGGAAGTTCATACTCTCTCTTTAATGGTCAATCAAGGCACAGTTGCGGCGACCTGCTCGAGTGCTGCGGTGAGCGTCGTGATTGTCCTTTCCAGTTTCTTCAGTTCCTCGGTGAGAAAGAGGATCTGCGACTGGGGGTTTTGTGGGACATTCGCGCGAACGTATTTCTCTATGGGGGTCGTGTAGATCATCTGCGGCTCAAGGTCTTGAGGTCGAGGTCCATGCCCGAGAACTGGAAGTTGGAGATAGAAGACGTGCTCACCTTGTAGGCGAGGTAACGACCAGCAACCATCATGTCCAGCTTGTAGTCCTCAGCGGGGTTGTATGCCTGACTCGAGCGATACACAGCAGCCTGCTTCGGGAGATCCGCAGATCCCACTTCGAAAGTGAAGACACCCGTGGAATCATCGAAGGAACACTGAGGCACGATGCTCTGGATCAGCTTGTATCCCCGAAGGGTCGTTGGGAGACCCGCATCATCCATATCGAGACCCACGCGTTCCACATAGGCAGGCTTGAGGACCTCTTGGTTTGCCGGGAGGTTCACTAGGCCAGCCGTGGGGAGATCCACAGCGAACACTCGGGTATCCGTGATCCCTGCGTTCTGATCCGCAACCGACAGCATGATGGGCATCTTCGGGGTGATCCCGAGGAAGCTCGTATAGCTGGTGTTGTAGAGTTCGTAGGTATCCGTGACGTCCGGGAAGGAGTTCTTCACCAGCGAGGCGTTCGCTTCAGCGCCCCCGATGATGTTCGGGAGATCCATGAAGGACCACGTGTCATTCTTGTAGTTATAGATCGCGGACTGGTTGCAGAAATCCGCATTGACGAACGCGGCCTCATCCTGCAGGGTCGGGTAGCAGAAGTGGATCAGGTTGGCTACTGAGTCATGAACCACAAAGCAGGAGGTCTGCCGGGTCCGATCAAGCGTGTTGAAGATCGTACGGCGAACGCGAGCGTCAGCAATGGACTGATTCGAGAGTCCATCGTGGGAGTAGATATCGTTCTCGCCAAAGACAAAGTGCCTGCCCTGAACCTCGACTACACAGTTCGTGTTGACGATGCCGCCCTCGAAGGGAAGCCTACGGAACCCGAAGACTGCGGAGTCCCCACGGTAATCCATGGACCACAACTGGGCTTGGTTGTAGATGATGAACGAGTTACCGAGGACGAGACCGTCTCTGATAGGAGAGCGCATCTCAGCCAGGGTGTTCTCACCGGAGACGAAGTTGGGGTTCGCGGGGTCCCAAGTGATTCCCGAGAGGGCCTGTCCGTACTGGATAGGGTTACACCACTTGACCATGGTCGGGAACTTGGTTCCGTTCTTGTCCACGTTCATCATGATCGCGAAGTCCAAGTACGACCGAACTACAGACGCCGTATCCGTGACCACCCAGTCCCCTGCAATCAGGGAGTACGTAGGGTCAGCGTTGGGGATGTTGCGGACATATGGGCGCATGCCCTTGCGAGCCAGGAAGGAAATCCCCCCGACCTGAGCGTGTGACCAGGGGTTGTCGTTGATCACAGTACCCGTACCGGGCGTGAGGAACGTTAAGGCGTTGTTCGGATACGCACGAACGGTGCCGTCTCTCTCACATACGAATACTGACTCTCCGATCTGGGCATCAGCATAAGAGCCAACGAAACGAGCCAGCGTAGAGCTACCACCTTCAGCAGAGTCATAGGGGTTTGTATTCGATTCATAATCCCCCGGGGCTGCATCATAGGTAAGCGCCGAGCGGATCGGGTTGAACAACTGCTTGAACACCGGACCTCGAGTAATACGGTCCTCGTCAAAGATGACGTTGTTGGCAGCAGAGAAAGCGTTAGGCGGGAGATCGAACGGGTTGGCATCAGTGATGACCCCCGCGCCCCCTAGCTTCCGAAGCGGGAGAGTCGGCATGCTGATTAAACCTTCATGATGTAGGCCAAGGCCAAGTACGGAGGCAGCGAGGAGTGCTGGTGGTCACCCACGAGGTTCGCTGTGTGCGTGTGGTCAACCGGAGCGGAGACAGAAGTAACAACCGAAGTACCTGCACCAGACTGGACGGCACCCGAGGTACTCCCGGGGGTCCCTGCGTTAGCCGAGTTGACCGTGTGGGTGTGGGAACCAGCCATGCCGGTATTAACCGACCCACCAGTCGCATTAACCGCGTAGGTGTCCCCTGCCCCGACCACAAACCTGTCACGGAGATCCGGGGTTCCATTGGTCCCATCACACAGGGCGTACCCGATAGGGATATCAACGATGGCACCAGACCAGAACAGAATCACACCCTTGGGAACCGGGAAGTTCAATTGGGCAGGGGTGACCGTTACTGGACCATCCAGGTTGGGGAAGGTGTTCTTCAGGGCCAACTTGATAGTGCGAAGATGGTCGTCTGACTGGGAGACCGAATCGGTACTGAGGGGATTCGTGGGGACTAACTGGGAGATGAATTGAGCAGCTTCGAGGGGCATGTACTTATACCTTCATGATGTAGTAGAGGGTGTAGTACGGAGGCCTGTTATCGATCTGCGCACCGCTACCTGTGTTGTTGACCGTAACCGTGTGTGCGTGGATGCCCTGGACATCCGTGGTGAACTGGTGGCTATGGGCACCTGCAGGATCCGTAGGGGCCGTAAAGCGGCTCGAGGAGAACCCAGTGGCTACAGGAACCATGGCACCATTGTTGTCATTACCCGCTTGGACAGAGCCGAGTTGCGGCTGTGTGTGCGAGTGGTCCCCAATGGGGTTCGTGGTCCCGAAGTGCTGGTGATTACCCACGGAGTCCGTGGAGGCCGTATGGGCATGCGGGGGAAGCTGCGCTACTGACAGGTTGTAGAACGAGGTGCCACCGATGTTCCCGGGGATCCCGTGGATACCCCCCGCACCAATGACGAACCTGTCCAAGAGATTTGGGGTCGTGATGTTCCCCGCCCCATCTGACCTAGCCACAGTCTGACCATTACACAGTGCCCACCCTGCAGGGATCGTTAGCCCGGACCATGCAATGATCCCGCCAATAGGCATGTGGGTATTAAGCTGATCCTGGGTCTGCGTTACAGGCCCCGTGATGTTCGGGAAGGTTGCCTTGAGGGTTGCCTTGATAAGACGAAGATGGTCATCAGCGAAGGCAATCGCATCGCTACCCAAAGGGTTAGCCGGGACCAACTGGTTGATATAAGTTGCTGTTTCGAGAGCCATGGGATCTTTGAGATAACTTGGAGATACCCATGGGGTACCTTCGGTTTCCTATAAGGAAGACCGTTATGAATACCTATACAGAATCTATAGGGACTAAAGAGACTAGAAGGAACCTAAGGGAAACCTTAGAAACCTAAGGACCCCCCTACCCCCCATACTTGGTCTATTAATGGTCGTCCCCCGTACGAAGCTGTACAAAACTGGAGGAACCTAGGGGGTACTTAAGCGGCGCTAGTCACGACCGGGGGTTTCCTGGGGATAAATAGGGCGGGATTAGATTGGGGACCTGAGGGGTGCCCTAGGGGGAGGGGGTACTTAGGGGTTACCTAGGGGTGTCCTAGGGGATCTGAATATTCGGGAGTGTTGCTCCGCCACCACAGGTCGAACAACAACAACAACGAAAAACCTTTAGCGGCTTTTGCGAAACGGCTTTCTAGAGGACCTAGGGGGGTACCTTGGCTAGCCTGGGGAGCGTGCGAGACTGGGGCGGCTCGAGGAGGGCACGAGCTAACCTCTTGATTCCAAAGGATAAACACTAGATCAGTTATCTAATGTAGGAAACCAGGGTGATCTGAGGGGACATTGGCTTAGCTGGTGGTTGGCATTGGTGTGCCATGAGGTAGCCAAGGGATTAACCAACCAACCGGTCGGGATTTCAATTTGTAACAAGTGGGCTTGCTATCTGTTAATGAAGCACGCGAACCTCAGGAACACCAAGGAAACCCTCGCTCACCTCAAATAGTTCTTGCACACTACTGCACACTGTTATACATTGGAGTCATGCAGCAACCCATCCGACCCCAAGGTGACCCAAATGAACACTCAGCCCGCAACGCTTACCTTTGATACGACCGGTATGGAATGGGACCTGTACAACCCGGCGTGGGAACACACAGTAACCTTCCTGACGTACGAAGCGACCCTGGAATACTGCGCACGTAATGGTGTGGTGGTTGTTGGGGCTCAGGAATAATCACCATGGCTCTCTCCAAGGTCCGCATATGGCGCGACACGACACGCTCACATATCTGGTGGTGTACGCGAGTGGACATTGAGGAGAGCAG